CCAGTTTTGCCCAACACGAAAGCGTCCAAGTTGTTCGACTGTCACCGGCTCCAGATGGGGTCCATTGCAAATAATCCGCGCTACCGTCGAGCAAAATCGCGCCTGCGGGAACGTAGCCAGCAGTAGGACCAGTAAACCCGCCAAATAGAATAGAACTTTCACCTAGAAATGGCATTATCTACTCCTAAGCAGTACCGAGCATATCGATCGTAGCCGTAGCGTGAATTGTATTAGATGAAATTACTTGATAATCAACGCGGTCTTGCTTACCCGCAGTCGTTGACATTGTTGGAGCCGTTCCAGTAGCGAATCTCCAATATGAACCCCATGAAACTGTATAGGAACCGTTTGAAGTAAACACCAATGTACCACCCTGACCGGTTAGATTTGTCAGAGTAGGATTGGCCATTGTCAAGTTAGCATTCGTCGTTAGTGTATAGTGGTTTGTAGTACCAAGTGATAGAGTAACTGTATTACCAGCAAGACCGTGATAAACTCCAAGAGCTGTAAAGCTACCACGTTGCGCGGCTGAAAAAGTTCCGTCACGATCTTTATGCGCAGTGTTTGCATTCAGCTTATTATATGTTACCGCACTATCGTTAATGGTATTGGCATGAACAGCAGTATCGGCCATCTTTGCAAACGTAATGGCATCGTCTGCAACATCCGCTGTCTGAACTGCACCGTCATTAATATCATCGGTGGTAACAGGTCTTGGTGGTGGAGTAGCTCCTAAATAAGCCATTTATTAATTCCTTAGTTCTGCTGTAGTACTGACATAATAGCATCAACAGACGAAGCAGTGTTTGATGAAACTCGAATACATTCGTTAACATTCAGAACAATCTTTTGATCGCCACCGATTGGTACAAGAGAACCACCAGCAGGTACTGGTGCATCTTTTACGATGTATGTTTGTGTGTTTGATACAGTCTCAAATACAACATTCACTTTTACGGCAGATGCTGTTCTGTTTGCAACGGTCATACCAATAATTGTTTCTGTGTTACCAGAAGCAACTAAATGGTTTCCAACTTTCATCAAAGTTGTACCAATGCTCTGTGAGTTATATGTTTTAAATGCGTTTGCCATTTTTTATTTTATCCTAATGTAATTGGCGCAAATTATTTATTTTATTAGTAACCAGATAAATTCTACTTATAATTATCCCAAAGCAATTGCAAAAGCTAGTGCATTATCATCAGTACCAGGAGCAGCGCCGTTGATTAATAATGTTCCATTAATGTTTGTGTTTGAGGTAATCAAAAGAGTACCACCAGTAATATTTGTATTTGATCCACTTAGTGTAGACAATTTTGTGACTGTCAATGAAGTAGTATTTGCTGTAACATGACCGCCAGCAGTAATACTATTTGCAGAAACTGTATTCGCTGATGGATTAATCTCAAAAAGATTCGTAAATCCTAAGTTGGATCTTACTCTCCAAGTGTCAAAAGTATCTGTTAAAGCAACGTTAGCAACTTGTCCCATTTTTTAATTACCCATTTGTGAAGAAATGAATTGATGAATAATATTTTTCAATTCACTCAACTCTTGTTTTATATTATTTATATCATTTACTAATGCTTCTCTTGATTTTCTATTTTTTTTGTAGGCAAGTAAAGCATCATTATTAATAGAAAGAACAGCATTAGTGCTGGTATCTTTTTTGAAACCCTCTACATCTTTAATTAGTTGAAGTGTCATTTCATTTCCTTAAATTTGTAGAGCAATCGCTCGGAAGTCTTTTATTCTTGGAACTCTCGATGGTGTCGTAGATAGAAGAACGACCTTGATCTTGAAGTGTTTGAATCCTGTATACGTCACGCCACTAGAGTCTATGTATTGAACTTCACCACTACTACCAGTTAGATTTGCGGTTGGAATATTATATTCAAATTCTTTGAAATCTTTAGTGTTTTCAGAGTCTGAAACTACTGTGGTAGATGTAATTTGTGATAGTTGCAACCAAGTCTTGTCATCCATCGTCTCACCATCTTCACCATTCAGTAGTTTCACATAGATCTTGATATCAGCAGTTGAAGGCTTATAAGCACTGATGAATACCTTTAGATCTTCTGCATCCTGTCCTTCTGCAAGAGTGATAGTTTTTTGAACATATCTTGCAATTGCATTTCCATTTCTAGTAGTATTTTCATTTGTAGAATCATTATTGATAAGATTTTCTACAGTAAACATTGCAGCTCGTTGATTATCGATTGCAGGTGAGTGTCGTGGGTTTGCGCCGTTAGTCATTGTGACTTTAAACTCAGCAGACTTCTTACTTGAAAGATTTGCTACTTCGTTTGAACGACTCAATACATATCTTCTTGAATCATACTCTGTATCAGAATTAATATTTACATTTCTAAATGCACTGTCTAAACTACTTCCAGTAAGAGCAAGTTTTGCGGTCGTTGTTGCTGTTGTGTCTTGTAGTTCCAGCTTGCTAACAAACATCTTGAACGTATCGATATTTAAATTATCAACAGATGCGATACGAGCATCAAGACCACTTATCTGACCACGGATATATGTATTTGCTGTAAATGTTCCCGTTGGTTCGGCTAGGTGTAGCGAAGTGTTTGATTGTGTTGTAGCATCATAGAAGTACACTTTACCGGTAGCTGGTGATGATTGTGTTGTAAGAGCTGCTGTAGTATTTTGTTCGATACCAGATTTATACAACTCAATTGTTTCACCATTTACAAACTTTGTAGCTGTTGTAACATCTTTGACTCGATAGTTGTAACTACCTGTAACTGCAGGATTTCCTGAAGTACTGTTTGCAGTAATAGTGCCATTTGCACCACCAGCACCAACTAATGTGTCACCAATAGCACCACCGATATTTGAAGCAAGTTGAAGTTGAATTTCACCATGAACTAATTCGTTTGCTCTATTGAATAGACTTGAACTATCCTTGTTATCGATAGTGAGATACTCTTTATCGATATTCTTGAATACGGCTGTACCAGTTTGGTTTGTTCCAAAGTTTGCAAAATATAATGTAAACTTTAGATCTTCTTCTTGAATGGCACTCCAGTACCTATCGTTAGAAGAAGCCATGAGAGTGCCAATTGCCGGCTGAGAGGTGACTCTATTTCCAGTCACCAGATCGTTTTCGCCGATTCTTGCAGTCCATAAGGTGACGTTTGGATTATTGCCGCCGGAAATTATTACTAGAGCATAATCAACATTATTCTTTAGATATACTGGCGTTTCAAATATTATTGGAGTTGGAGAACTACCATTAGTAGATGTATTGATATCTGCTGCAGGAACAATTACTCTACTAAATGGTACTACCTTAGGAGTAATTGATAACGTAGAAGCATCACATTCACGAATCTCAATTATTACTGGTTGCGTTGCATCTTTTGATGCGAAGAATAGATCGATCTTCGACAAGAATGCTCCTGGAATAGCGCTAGAAATGCCATCAGAAACTCTGAATGTTTGGGCAATTGGATCGATGCCGTTGTCGTCGCCGCTTAGGTCGACGGGCGCAATTCCGAGTAAAGCAGTTTGATTTTCAACAAGTGTTCTTGTAGATACATCGATCTCTCTAGTAGAGATAATATTCCCTCGCGTGACAACATCCAATCCACCAGCACCGTAGTTTGTCTCTGCAGACGTTGCGGTAGAACCGATTGAACTGCTATTGGTTGGGCTATCTGTAAGTCTAAACTTTAGATTACCAACTGGAAACTTGACAGAATCATTATTTGGTATTCTGAAGTTTCCGTATAATACACCATTTGCGTCAGTGATAAGCGCACTACCTTCGGACGCAGTATTTGCAAAGGAAGAATTTGCTGGTGCAACATACGAGTTTACATCCTGAGCATCAAAGAATGCATATACCCGTGTACTTGGTTTCATGCCTTGCGCTGTAAAGTTGATCACTCTAGAACGTACATAAGGAATCAAGTTTACATTTTGTACTGAATCACCTAAATTTGTCTCAGTTAGCGTACCGGCATTTACAACAAGTTGTTGACCAGTTCTGGTTTGCGTACCAAACGTACCAATCCCGCCATTAACTCCTTGCTGCCATGTTCTTACGGTATTCCACGATCCCCAGTTGATACCTATGTGGTTTGCAACTTCTTCGAGGGCATCGGAAAGAAATCCAAAATCAACAGATACAGAAGGAGCAGTAGTAACATCTTGCCAATAGTCGTTATCTGGAGTTAAAGTTATAATGCCTTTATAATTGTAGAACAAACCAGTTGCGTTTCTTGTATCTGTAGCAAACTCTTGCTTGAGAGTCTCAGAGTGTGTCCATGGAAGAAGAATTAGATCACCGGCATTAGGAACAGAAACAGAAGACACATTTCTTGAAGTAGTAGAAGTACCACCTACTGCGTTGACGCCGGTAGTAAATGTACCAGAAACATTGGACAGATAGAGCTTAGTTCCAACCTGATGATCTAAAGTGCCGCTTGCTGCTCCCTGTGTGACTGTCTCACCTTTCGTGTAGGTTCCAGCAGTAGAGATAGTGAGTGTTGCGTCTTTAGAAGTTGCAGTGGTATTCGTTGAATTTGCTGATTTGAACTCAAGTTGAACGTCATCTAATTTGAATGATGGACGAAGCTCTTTATTTTCTTTATCTATAGCAACTTTGTATCCATCATCAAAGTAGTCACTTGATACGAAATCGACAAACTGATCTACTGCTATACCATTCTTGAATCGATCTACACCTGTACTGTCTGCAAGAAACAGTGATTTTGTGTCTGCTTCTAAGAGAGACAAAGAAGTATAGTATTCAAGATTATCGATTCTTTGTTCTAATCCCTTAATATCTTTCATAGTAAATCTACGAACTCGATTTGTTTGGTCCGTCTTAATAGAAAGATCATTTCTTCCGTTAGGAGCAGTTGCTGTGCTAATCCGACGAGCATTATCCTGAGGAAGAGATGGATATGGTTTTACATCCACTATACTGATCGTCATACCATCTGAAGGAGATGTAGGAGTCTGTGGATTTAGATTTGGTACACCACGAATTACTCTAAATTGACCAGTAGATGTAATTACGATTCTATCCTTACGTGGTAAGTAGTAATCAAAATCAGTAATGAAATCTTCATTTGGCGCCATATAACGCAACCCACCGGATGGTTCAACAATTGCAGTTGAGGTGGCTGGGTTGCGGGAAATATTTGTAAGCGAAGTTACGTTATTTGCTGTATCTGTAATTCTTGGGCGAATATCAATTTGATTTCTGAGATCATATCTTAATCCAGTTACGCCGGAAGTATAAACTGGAATTTCAGCAGTTTGAATTGCTGTAGTATTTGCAGTATTTGCATCATCAATTGGATAAGAATTAATAGATAAGTAACCAATACCAGAAGATGTATCATGAGTAAAGTAATCAAATTTAACCAGATATACATCACCATTTGCAATTGTTCTTGATGATGTTGTTTTTAATTTGAGTTTGGCATGGTCATAATAGTTATCACGCATACCTGTATCTAATTCAAAGTCTGATGTTACATCAGTACCTTGAGAGGTCGTTGTGAAGAATGCATTGCCGGATTTATAACGTACTTCACGAAGTTTATGCCCATCTGATAAACCAAGATTCCATGGACCGGTTAAACCAGCAGAAGCAAACCCATCACTAACATTAATTTCAACATAACGGTTTTTATTAATTGTCTTTGCAATTTCTTGACCATCTACCTTTTTCAATTCTGTAGTAATATATGCATCGACAGTTGAATCTAATGTTTCTTTAATATCAAGAGTGGCGCTAGTGGTTGAGTTAATTGTGATACTACGATTACCCGTATCGCCACCGACGCCATTCATTGAAATTACTTGACCAGGCTGGAATGCTTTGAAGACTGTAGCGCCTGTGATTGCGAGACCTTCGCCTGGACCATAGTAGTTTACAGATGTTGCGCTGTTAAGATTTGAGATAACGTAAGTATTTGCTTCGCCTTGTAACTTTAATACATCACCAACATTGTATTTTGTAGTAACTGCAGTCAATCCTGTAATTGTATTTGCATTTGCAGCACGTGCTGCAGCAGTATCCAATGGAGAGCCACCAGGTGTATTTGCAGTTGCTTTTAATACAACATGGAAGTTTTCTCGCTCTTGAGTATCATTTAATAGACCTGTCGAGAATGGATATTGTTCATCAGCAGCAGTTGTGAGCGTGACCGTACCATCAGAAGCAATTGTTACAGAGTTCTTTTTAAGGAATCTATATTCATTGTCAATGACTCCATTAACATCTCTAACAGTTTTAATATTTTCTGCTGGAATATTAAAGATTGATCTATTGAATTCTGTTTCAGATAGAGTTGCATTATTACTAACTAGAACTGTATCAGCAATACCATCAGCTGAAGCATCATTAAAGTAAATTGAACGAACATAACTATAACTATTTGCAGTCATATTGATGTCATAAAGATATAACTTATATTGAGCGTTTGCTGCGCCTCTTGTTCCTGAACTATACTGAACTGCTCTTACTCGAGCTTCACCAATTTTTGTTCCACCAACAGCCGTTGGAAGAATAGTTGTAAATGAGTTATTTGCAATGGCATTTACTTTTCTATCATACAAGTCAACACGATCATGACCATTGATATCCCATGATCCAACTAAGTTATCAACTACGGTGTAGTTGCCATAGTTTGCTGGAATAGAGATCTGCTCTACCGAGTTTACATCTGTTCCTTTATCAATTGATATATGTTTTGTGGTTAGATTTTCGACTTCAAATCCACGAATGTATGCTTTACCTGGAGAGATGTCTGCCGATAGCTTATTAACATCACCGCCATTTCCTGAGGTATATACACCGCCGTTGTCTGCAGAGTTTAGATGCTCGCGCATTCTAACATTCAACCCATTGACGATATAATCACCAGATTCATCATATGTGCGTCGAGCAATGTACTCATCGATCACTGAGTAGATTGGCTTGTCTGACTTATACTCAATATTGCCATCTTTAATTCGAATACGCTCAATAAAGTTATCTTCATCCGTATCAGTTAATGCTTTCTTTGTAATAGTCGCCGTTAGTTTTAAACGGTCAGCGCCAGGAGCTGCATAGTTATATGCACCTTGAGCGGGATCCAAAAGCGTTGTATCAGTTGATGAAGAAACAATTGTTTCGTTTATTAAGTAACCAATTTTAATAGAAGTGTTTGCATTATATCTACCAACAATTGTATTTGCTGAATCGACGCGAATAAAGTGATCTTTTGCAAAAATTATACCTTCATTGAAGGAAATTCTTGATGCGCCGCCAGTCACATTTGTTGACTGAACGCCTTCTGTAATTACATTCGCAGAAATTGCAGGAATAGTATTTGCTGTTAACCGTTCGCCGCTTTGAAATGCTGCTGTAGTGCCAAGTGTACCCGCACCAGTGTAGCGAATATAGAGAGTTTTTGTATTTGGAGTATTTACTTCCGCGCCTGTTAAAGCATCAATTACATATGCAGTGACTCCAGATGTGGTACCTGTAAGTGTTGACCCAACAAAGGCAGCTGTATTTACTGCAGCTCCATTGTTATCGTCATCGCGGATTTTAACATATTTAATTGCGTTATCATATGTTAGTTCATTGCCACGAACAACAGAACCTTCCTGGAATACATGTTCTCCAAATCTATCTACCTGATTTTGTAGGATCGTTTGTAGCTGCGTAAGTTCGCGAGCTTGAACTGCAAGCCCTGGACGAAATAAGATTCTGTGAAAGTTTTTTGTCTCATCAAAATCATCATAATAAGGACTAACATTAAAGTTTGTCGTCAAAGACCCAGTATTTGCTACAATTGCCATTCAGATATTCCTTAGAATTTCACAATAAGTTTAATGTCTTCGATTTGATCAGAGGCTCTTGCAATAGGACCTCTATTCTCTATATAGAGAATATCTCCAGTGTACGGTTTCAAAGTACCGTAGGAGATTGAACTAAGAGTTGAAGTAACGCCGCTTGTTAGCCCGGTAAGAGTTTCAGAAGTAGTAAACGTGCCGTTTGACTTTGAATCAAGAACACGAATAACCCCAGCTGTATTTGCAGCATTTGTATTAGCAAATGAAACCAACTTACCAGAAGCTCCAGAAGTACCACCACGGATAACTTCGTCAAGAGTAAAGTTACCAGAACCAGAAACACTTGAAACAGTTAATTGCGTTGTTTGATCATAAGATGATGAAGTAGCTACCGAACCATTTGAAAGAAGTTTTGGATCTCGAATAATACCAAAGGCTCTGAAATCGTTTGTGGTTGGTAGTGTATCTGTTTCAGAACCAATTAACTGTACGTTTACAATTACGTTATGGCCAGCCAGTTCACCAACTGGATCAGAACCATGACCGCCTGGAGGTGCAATATAAGCACTAGCAGTACCACCAGAACCATGAGAAGTATTTGAAGTAATTGTTACAGTTGCTTGTGAGTAATTAGAACCAACTGCTACCATATTTACATAGTTAATTGCGCCAGAGTTTACATTAGCATAAGCAGCTGCACCAGAACCATCGCCAGTAATTGTCACTCTTGGACCAACTAGATAAGTTGATGTGGTGTTTGGTGTGACAGTAAATGCTGGGCTAACCGTAACACGCTTTGTTGCACCAACATAATTAGTAATATTTCTTACTTGCCCAGACCCTAGACCAGAAGAAATATAAAGTGCGCCGCCAGTATATCGACCATTATCAGCAGAAGCGCCAGAAGAAAGATCCATAATTGTTGATGATGATACGCCCGCGAGCGTTCCAGTTTGAGATTCATATGAGGAACCGCCTGCTGTAACATCAATAATATTAATTGCGCCGTTCGCTGCTGCAGCTTGAACGTCCCACTGAGCAGAACCATCATCAGAGGTAAGAGTCTTTACTGGATGCCAGTTTGTTGTGAGAAACTTGAGAGCAGAACCAGCATCTACTGAATACATGTATTTCCAGTGGTATCCGTCAGCAGTTACAAGAGTAGAGGTTGAAGTTCCTGTTGGTTCAACTGTTGATGATGCAGCTTTATTATTAAATAAGCATTTATATACATCATAATTACTATTCATTACATAAAATGTATTTGAGGAAGCTGGTGCATCAAATAATGTTGAAGAAGAAGTATTATACTCTCTATAGACTTTACCAGTTGTCCAATCGTATCTTGGTACAGCAAATGTAACATCGGCAGATTGAGCGCGTTTTGCGCCAATCATTTCTCTCCAATTGTCATATTCTGTAACTTGTATTGAGTCTGTTGGAGTGGGAGGGTCGTTGTCATCGTCCCATGAGGAGACTCTAGAAATAAAGAGATACATATTTGTTGCGGCTGCTTCACTGAATGCTTCATGAAACTGCTCTGCATTATGAACTCTAAATCTTCTTGTAACTGTGCCTGGCATTTATTCAATCCTCTGCAGAATTTATTTTATTTATTTATAATTTCATAACTAGGAAGTATTAGCGATATAGTAAAAACTTCCATTTGAAAGACTTAGATTTGGATATGGTAGTTTCAATGTTGCAAATGTATTAGAGTATGTTGCATTTGTGAAGTATAGACCATTTGCGGTACCACCATATGTATCTATTATCCATAGACCTGTGTTCGATGTTGGTATTTCAACTGTGAACAGAGTATTATTACCAACAAGAAGTTTTGGTGAACCAAGAGCGCCAACTGGCAATAGAGCGTATGTATTAATAATTTCGGTAGAATACGCATTGATTGTTGTAGCATTTGAAGTAAACAACGAACCAGTGCCTGTAGCATAAACAGTTAATGTTGTTGCTGTTGTTACTACAGTTGTGTTTGCTGTATATTCTAATATAGGTCCTGGTGAGATTTCAAAGGTTCCAAAATCAGAAATAATTGTTGGAAGATCAATAGAAATTTCACTCTCAATATTAAGTTTAGATTGCGCTGGTGCTTCAGTTCCAGTTGGAATTCCTTGACTATCAACGGTTACAACTGTTGTTTGTACATCAGAGAACAGACTGATACGTCCAAACATCTTTGTACCAGCTGGATGAACAATCGCATTTACCAACTGTCTGTAAGCATTTGTAACTTTTGTTGATCTAATTTCATAAGAAAATTCTTGATAATATAAGTTATCTTGAAGTTTATTATTCCAAGATAGCCAACCTTTTGTATCAACATACCTACCAGGATAAAACACCATACCAGATACTTCTGGTGTTCCCTGGGCAGCAGCAGTACCAGCTCGTGTAAGATTTGTTATGGTAACATTATCTGTTCTACTATAGTTGCTGCCAAAATTTGTAACATTTACAGCAGTAATAGCACCAGAAGCATTTTCTGGAGTAATTGAAGCGTTTCTTCCTTTAATTCCACCAGAACCATCAGAAATTTCCAAATCAGATATATTTTCTTGTATTACTGTTGCTGATGGTAGAGAAAGATAACCATAACCATAATTTGTAACAGTTAAAGCGGAAATTGTTCCAACTGTTACGTTTGAAAATGCAAGAGCATTTAGCGGTGTTGAAATATTTGCAATTGCTAGATTAGCTGAGACAGCAGCTGTATTTGCACCTAATGAAACAAATGTTGGACCTGTATTTAAGACTACATTTGCAACAGGAGCAATTGTGTCGGTATTGATCGCAATAATTTCAGTATTTGCAATACTAGCAATTGTAAAGGCAGCTCCAACTCCTGAACCACCTGTAATTGTAATTGTAGCATTTGCTGTATACCCAGAGCCACCATCGGCGATATTCCACTTCACAGCACTTGTATCAGAAATTGCAGTGACTACACCATTTGCGCCAATACCAGAAGCAGATGCAAATGATATCGCATCGCCGGTTTGATGTAAAGCCCCACCATTAAATACTGATACGCCCTGTAATGGACCAACACTAGCACTTATTGTTGCATAGATACTATTGTTGCTTGTAAGTGCAACTCTTTCATAATCTTGAAATGTTCCGTCAATTTCCAACAAATATAATTCATCAACAAGAACACCACCGGAAAATACAGTATTAATCTTATCAACACGCGCTGATGCGCCGCTTGTCAATCCAGTTACGCTTTGTCCTAAAAATTGAGTTAATGTTGCAGTTCTTGGAATTGAAACTCTAATCGTTGTTTCTTTTATCCATCGACCATCTGATGCGCGAAGTATATCCTCGCCTGGATAATAGAAATCAATTTCTTCATTAAAAAGGACGCGGAACAATAAACGATAAGATAACTCAGAACCTCTTGCTCTGTAGATATCTTTAATATGTTTAGCAAGTTTCTTTCGATCAGCAAGTATCGATTTAGGAATTGATTGTAAAATTTCTTTATCAAAATAATTTAAATATTTGTTGTATGTTGCATCAATATCTTGATAATTTAATAGATTCTTTGAAACTTCAATTGCATTGTTTGCTTGCTCAGTCCATTCATAATATGCTTTTAAGAATGCAACAAGATTTGGTCCTTCATCGCGAACGAAGAAAGGAAACTGTTGTTCTATAAGATTCGATATTTTTTTATCAGTAGACATTAATTAGTATACCACTGGATATAAACCTGAATCGATAGCGTAAGTAGATACACCTTGTGTTGTAGCTGTTCTTGTTGTAGCAGCAACCAATGTTGTTGCTTCATCGATCACAGTTACCTTTGCATTACTAATTAATAATATTTGATTTCTTACTGCACTAATATCATTTTTCACTGGTGTTGCAAAAATAGAAATATATGAACCAGAAATTGCGGATGGCAAGAAATTAGATAATGTAACCAATCCTGTTTTATAATTAACAGTTCCTGCATTTGAATCTAAATACGCCACAGTATCAACTGATAGTTGATACCAAATTCTTATTGTTCCTTCACCATCATCATCTAAGTATGCAGTTTTCCCTTGATATGTAAACGCAGATGAAGAAATGTAATGCGCACCAGAGTGTGTTTCATGACCAGAAGAAACTGGCTCTCTAATTACATTATTAAAAGCAATATTGTAAGCAGAAGTAGTTGTTGTACTTGGAGTAAATCTTTTCTCCATTTGTACATCAACTAATGCACTTTTAATTGAAGTATCAGAATCAATAATTGTTTCAATAAATTTTGAATATCTAAATTTTTTGTTCTCAAAGTTACCAAGATTATTTGTTTCAAAATTTGTAATTGCAGTTAATACTTTATCTTGAACTTGTGTAGCATTTAATGTTGTCAATGAAGAATCATAATAAACATCTATTGTTGGTTTAACATACAAGAATGTAGCATCAACAAACTCAGGATCAATTGACAACACATTATATTTTTTCAATTGTGTTTTAATTGCTGTTTTTCTATCAGATGAAATTGTATTACCAGATGTTGGTTTGATTGAAATATAAACCTTACCATAAATTGCTGGTGTGTTTTGCTCTCCGCCCCATACACTTATTGAATTAAAATCAGCATTGTCGCGTAAGATAATTCTTTTATAATCTTCAGCAAGAACAGCTCTGTTTTGTGTCTCAAAATTCTTTGGTGCATTAAATTTAATTGACTCAATAGACTCGTTAGCTGCGCCGCCGGAGGTTGCAGCATTTACTGTAACTGTGAATGTTGAATACCCAGCCAACGTAGATGGATTTGTAAATGTAGAAATACCATTACCCTCTGTGGTATTACAAACTCTATAATTTACAATTACAATATTTCCATTGTTAAGTGTTTTGCCAATTACACCATCGCCAAAATATACCTCATATTGATTGTTTTCTACTTCTTGTAAAAAGAAAACAGGAGAGGTAGCTGTAACTTCACTAATATCACTTGCAAGCGTATGTGTTACTGATGAGCTATCAACAGAAGATTCTTGAACGACCACAGAAATTGAAGTTGTATCAACATTTTCATTTGGAATAATATAACGAACTGGATTACTTGTATTGACTGTCCAACGATGCGTTACTGGTCTTCCTTCAGTGATTGTAATTGTGCCTGAATAATTTTGATCTGCAGTAAATGAATATGCCTGAGGCGTTACAAACTTGTAGGTAATACCATCAGATGTAGCAGTCCATTCAGTGTTCTTTGCAATCGTGACAGAAGTTGGAGAACCTGTAGGTGTGATGGTTACAGTTAATGTTGTTGATGCTCCTCTTGCAGAGCGAGTAACATAATTCAACATCTTTGCTCTTGAAACTACGCTCTCTCTGAGTTGAGCAGAGTCCAAAAACATTTCATTTCCAACCATGCTTGTATAGAAGGCATTTTGATATGTATTGTATGCTAACAAATCAAGTAGCATAGAAATCGTAGAACCCTCAAAGTTATAATCTGTGAATTCAGGCTTTGAAGAAATATACGTTTTTAAAGATGATTTAATATTATCAAAATCTAACTCTGTAACGCTAATAGTAGATTCTGCCATTTATCTAACTCTTTCTAATAAAACATTAACTATGATTGGTTCTGGATCATTCTTAATTCTAAAGATAATTGTTGCATTCAAAGCATTTGAATCATGATTTGCACTTACTTTGATGTCATCAATAATTGCTCTTGGTTCATAATTATCTAATACTTGACGAATATTTTTTGAAATATTGAACTCTGTAATAGAATCCATATTTTCAAACAATTGCGATAGAACATCACCGCCTAAAACTGGATTGTATGGTCTCTCATAAAAATTAGTTAAAACAAGATTTTTTACACTTTGTTTTACTGCTTCACGATTTACCAAAGCCTTGACATTACCAGTAACTGGATGAGCAGTAAACTTTAAAGGTATATCTTTAAATACTGGTTCTTTAAGTTCGGGCATGTTATTTCTCTTTTGTTTTTATTATTTATATTGCTTTAATACCCCAATTGCCTAACCACTCACCGTCTGGCTTTGGACAAAAACTTTTTTTGGCCTGTTCTATAGAAACAGAATACGTCCCATCTGAATTTTTTGTGGCCTGTGTTAAATTCGATTCTCCATTTGCTTTCAAAAATTTAACACAATTCTGCAATCTAAGAGTATATGCATCTACAAATTCTTGCGATGGTGCTGATGAAGGATTTGCTATTATTGTGTTTAAAACTTCTTTTGAGTTTATAGCAAATACTATCACGTTAGTATACACCCAAGCTTCAAGTTCTAATTGAGTAGAGTATCCTTTTGGTTTCCAAAAGTAACCACTACCATCAGGTGCTTGTGTTTTGATAAATGTTTTCTTCAATGTTGAATTCGTAATTGGAATAGTCAACTCATTATATAAGCTGTTAATTTCTACAGTAGTTGTTTCTGGTGGTGTGGCTGGTACCGAATTTGTTGCAGGTGGAGTCAGAGTTTGTGTCTTGGTTTTAACTTCAGAAGTCACAGGACTTCTGCTATTGCTTTTAATCGTAACAGGGATAACTTCTGATACCAATTTTGGTATGGGTGGAGTTGGAAGTTTAATTGCATCAACTGTTGGAACTGATGCAGGAACTCCTTTAGTGATAGCCGTATAT